CGGTCATGCGTTTAGGTAAGGTTCTTGCAGATTATCGGGACGCCAATCGAATGGGTGTGCGCGAGCTTGCCAAGCAGATGTTCGTTTCGGCCGCCACACTCTCCCGGATTGAGAATGACAAGCCGTGTGACGGCGAGACGTTGACGAAGATTATGATTTGGCTCTTCACCAACGAGGCAAGCAGCGACGCTCGGCGCTCGTTCCCCCTCGTCAAAACGAAACCGACGATCTGAGGAGAATTCGGTTTTGAGATTGACAAGCTCCGATGTTGACGCCCCTCCCGCAGACGCCCATGCTGGATTGTCGCTATTGTCTCGGACGGTTCATCACCCCCGAGATCGGCGACGCCTCGAAACTTGCCCGGGTGAGGTCGCGCCCTCCGCCCGGGTCTTTTTTGAGACATGACCACTAATATGACGCCGCGCGAATGGCATGTCCGATATGTAAAGCATCATCGCGTCATAGATTATCTGTGGCTCGGATGGATGGTGGTCGCTGATCTTGGCTCAACACATGGATGGCGTCGTGGGCGCGCATGGCAGAGAAGCCTTCCAACTTGACCGGCATCGAGGCGGACGACGTGAGTTTCATTCTGCCGCCGTTCGAAACAATCCGACACCGCGCCAAGGATAGCCGTATCGACCGGGAACTGGCTGATCTGTTCGGCGCGCCGGCATAAATGCGACGACGCTTCATGAGGTCAAGCGGCAGACCAGCGAGGCCCGCGCGGAAGCCGCCGCGGCCGTCGTGAGAGCCGAGAAGGGCCAGCCGTGGATTATTTGGACAGACACGGATTATGAAGCTGATGCGGTTCGCAAAGTGCTTCCTGATGCGATTGAGGTCCGCGGCTCGCAATCGATCGAAGAAAAGGAAGAAAAGCTAAACGCCTTCGCACTTGGAAAGGTCGATATCCTCATCGGAAAGCCCAGCATGATCGGCTTCGGATCTGACTGGTCGCACTGCGCCCGCATGGCGTTCCTGGGGCGCAGCTACAGCTACGAGACATGGTATCAGGCCGTGCGGCGATGCTGGCGGTTCGGACAAAAGCGCAAGGTCGTGGTGCATTTGATCGTGGCCGAGGGAGAGACGGAGATCGGCCGCGTAATCGATCGGAAAGCTGGCGACCATGCCCGCATGAAAGACGCCATGCGTCACGCGATGTTGCGCGCGACTGGACGCTCGGCAATTGTCAAGGAAGTCTACAATCCAACTCAAAAAGCGAAGGTGCCCGAATGGCTACGGTGACATTCCCATGTGAACAATGCGGGAAGGTAGTTTCAGTATACCGCAGCCCGTCTAACATGAAGAAATATCCTCCTAAGTTTTGTAGCTTGAAGTGTACTGGCGCGGCTCAGCGTGGTGCAGGAAATCCCGCATATAATGGAGGTCGATACATTGATCCTAATGGCTATGTGCATGTGTTTTCTCCTAACTATCCTAATTGTGATTGCAGAGGATATATTTATGAGCATAGAGTGGTGGCTGAACAAAAATTAGGTAGAAGTTTACTCGATGGAGAAGTTGTCCATCACATCAACGAGATTAAGATAGACAATCGTCCCGAGAACATTGTGGTCTGTGCTTCTCAGGCCGAACACATGAACACTTATCATCGCAGGGGGCAAAGATGGTGCAAAAGATAAAATGTCTTGGTGCCGAACATGGAGATAAGTGGAGCGCGATTTGGGGAGATTGCGTTGATGTATTGTCTCAAATTCCATCAGAAAGTGTGGGATTTTCTTGCTATAGCCCCCCGTTCGGATCGCTGTTCGTCTATTCCGAGTCTGCCGCTGACATGGGAAACAGCACAGACGAGGAATTTGCGCAGCATTATGCCTACCTCGTGCGAGAGAAGTTCAGGGTGACTATGCCGGGGCGACTGACAGCCGTGCATTGCTCCGATCTGCCGATGACGAAATGGAGGGATGGGGCAGTCGGCATCAAGGATTTCTCCGGGCAGATCATCCGCATACACGAGGATGCCGGCTGGATTTTGCACGGGCGACGGACCATCTGGAAGTGCCCCGTTGTCGAGATGACGCGCACGAAGCACGTCGGCCTGCTCTACAAGCAATTGCAGAAGGATAGCAGCAAGTCCCGCGGAGGGATGCCGGACTATCTTCTGACATTCATCAAGCCCGGCGAGAATGCTGAGTTGATCGCGCACACGCCGCAGGATTTTCCGCTCGATCAATGGCAGGAATGGGCGTCCCCTGTGTGGATGTCGGTTGACCAATCCAATGTGCTCAACGTCAAGGCTGCCAAGACGGCTGGCGACGAGCGCCATCTGTGCCCGCTGCAATTAGATGTGATCGACAGGGCCGTCATCATGTGGTCGAACCCCGGCAATGTGGTGCTCTCGCCGTTCATGGGGATAGGCTCGGAAGGAGTTCGATCTCTGGCGCTCGGCCGCAAGTTCTTTGGTGTCGAGTTGAAAGAGGCATACTGGAAGCAGGCTTGCCGCTACATGCGCGCCGAGGAAGATCAAGGCGGCCTATTCTCAATCCCTAGTGTGGCGGCCGAGTGACCGCGCTGTCACTACCCTTTTTCGAGACATAACAGCTAATGTGTGATACCCAACATACGGCCGTCCCCGGCCTATCCTCCCCCGGCCCCGGACGGTACTCAGCGACTTGGCCCGGGCCTGCCTTCTCCGAGACGGCCCGGGTCCTTTGCCAGGATACCAAAGTCCTGACAAAGTTCCAATATCGGAGGGAAAGGCGGATGCATGATGATAGGCCCTCAGCATTACGGGCTGCTCGGTCAGTTGAGCCCAGCGGAAATGGCCGTTGCGTTTGAAATTGGCGTGTTGTGCGTCACGTCTAAGGTGGCCGCCAGGCATCTAGGTTTGTCATATCGCACAGTCGATACGCAGCGTGAGAATATTTACCGTAAGCTGAAAATCACGCATGGCGCGCCAGAGTTGGCTAGGCGGATGGCTCTGGCAGAGGTTGCCTCGCCATGAACGCAGCGTGAGAAGATAACTGGTATTGGGACACCCACGAAAGTGGATAAGTAAAACCAGTAAACATAAGGACTTAACTATGTCCCTACAGGATCAACCAAAGCCAAAAAGAGCCGGTTTTCGTGGGACGCCTAATATTCATGGCCGCCCCAAAGGCGCAAAGAATAAGACTACTCTCCCCGCAAAAGAAGCACTAGAAGCAGCCTTCGAAGGAATGGGCGGAGTGCCACGATTACTTGCATGGGGCAACGCTAATCCTGGCGAATTCTATAGACTGTGGTCGAAACTCATCCCAACAAACGTCAAGGCCGAAATCAACGGCGGCATCACGCTGACCCCGGTCATCAACCTCTCAGGCCGACCCGAGCCTGCGAGGCTCGAAACAACCGCCCAAAAGGTGATCGAGGCTGTAGTTGAGGCCGTAGTTGCTGACAAAGCCGAGAACGATGGCGACTGATGCCTCTCACGTCATATGCCATGACGGGGGGCAAGACGGAAAGACCAACAATTTCAGATGCTTAGCTCGATAGCCGCTTACTTGTGTCAGCGCCATGTAAGCGTGCGGAAATTGGACAGTCACGGTCGGCGGCCCATTACGCTCGATGCGGGTAATCGGATGTTCGGCGGCGGCCTGTTCGCAGAGTGCGCGCGCCTGTTCTTTCGTCAATGGTGGGGCTTTGCCGGTTCGCACGAGGCGGTGCAGGCGAGACTTCTTTGCCGCCAGCTTGTGGTTGAGCATGGGAAAGCGGTGGCTGGTTTCGATCAGCCTTTGCTTGGGTCCGCTGCCGGTGAGAATCTTCATGGTCCGTGGTTGTCTCTCATGGGTCGTTTTCTCGTGTGACATAGGATGAACCGTAGGCACAAGTACTTTGTTATGTGGTTGATATTGGCTGATGATTTCCCAGATTATGGAACATGTGCCTGCCTGCCTACGCTTCATCCTACGCGAATCGTGTGCGGTTTTGTGCGGATCATTCCGGTTCTTTCCGGTTGCGCGTCATGCTGGGATTGCTAGCCCATTGTTGACATCGTGCGCTCGTAGCTAAAGGATTGGCATCAAATGACCATCGACCCTGATGTGCTGGCAGCGCTCGAGCGCGCAGAATATGAGTTGCGCGACTGTTCCGGGTCCGTGTCGG